ACATCAGCTTTTATTAGTTCCATGCCATTTATTGTAGCACTCATTTTATCTGCCCTGTGAAATCATCTTTACTACAAATATAACTGTGACTGAAGTCAATAGTATTGCCATTAGGATTCCTCCTCCTCATCAGAGTATGCTACTGGCTCAATAAACCATGATAGGTGGTGTTGTTCTACGATAGCCCATGCAGGCGCTTGCTTGCTTCCCTTATAGAGAATCTGAAAACTACCAACCATAGGCATGTCAATCATTCTATCCCAATCTTCATCATAGTACGCGTCAATGGCTTCAATGCATGGTGCGACCATTTCTGCAGGTACTGGAGGATAGTGATTACCCTTGAGATGATAAAGAATCTGAGTTTCCAAATCAAGTACTGTATCTTTAATTCCTAGTGCGGTTACTGATCACATTATATTATTTCCAATCTTCTATTACGCCGTCAATAGCGTCTTGTATGTCTGCTTCAAATATTGCTAACTCATCTTGAGTCATATTGTCAATGAAAGAATTTTTATCATTAGGCTTCCATGTAATTACTTCTGCTTCAATCTTTATCATTTTGTTGCCACCATTCCGCTACGATAAAAGTTTCTTGTGTAACACTTGCCTGTGGGCGTGTAGAGATTAACTGTGGAGTATTCATCAGCCATTCCCCAATCAGTAAATAGGAAAAAGTTTTCCCATGCACCAAATTCGTTTTCATAGCGTTGCTTCCAATGCGGAGCGTTTCCGTCATAGGCGCAGGTAATTAGATATTCATATTCCATTAGTTATAGTTTCCTTTACATTCTGAGCACACATAGTTTATTTTGCAGTAGCAACCCACGGCAGTAGGCATATCAGTTTCATAGTAGTCGTCATAGGGGGTCATATTATTCTGTCCAATCTAGGGTGAGGTCTGATTCTAACATGTCTGAGTAGTAGGTGTCAATTCCACATGACCAACAATAAAATCCATCTACATGCAAATCTTCATTACATGCAACGCATAAGGCTTCCATCATATTACCCAAAGTACTCACCCATATTCTTTTCATCTTGCCAGTCACGATAGTGTGGCTCGCATAGTTCGTTGATCTTGATAGATATTGCAGAGATACTCATACGCTGAGCAAAACATACTTTGCATTCGTTCATAGGGGGTTCCTTCTTTCTTAATTAACTTGATATAAATATCCTACACTATGGGGCTGACATGAGCAACTCTCAAAGGCACTTAATCTCAAAATATGACAAAATTTGGGTGTGAGTAATATCACAACGTAAAGCCTGTGGATAACCTGTGGACGACACGCCGTGGGGGTCGGGCCCCATTTTTGAATGTTGAGCAGTTTTAAATCGTGCTCAGGATTTTTTATTTATTTTCGCAAATCGTTTTTGATTTCAGCAAGATCATTTTTTAAATCTTGCCACATTAAACGAAAACAAGCAAGCACTCCAAGAAATAAAGTTAGCTGCACAAGCGTTGTTAAAATTCTACTCATGTACTTACCTCCACTTTATAGCAAGCCTCAGAAAATTTACCTTCATGAAATCTTGGATTGTCAGAAAGAAACCATTCGCTAAATTCAAAAACTAAATCTTGAAAAACGTGAGGGTCCATATAGTCAAGAAATCCATTTAGAATTTTTGCAGTTTCTACATAGTCTTTTCTAGTCATCATTATAGTTGCACCAACTTTTCTACATGTGCAGAAATTTGATTGTATGCATTAGCGCAATCGTAGCAATATGTTTCAGTAGGGATTCCACCTAGCATGAATGCGTCAATTCCAGAATATACAAGTGCAGTTGATTCACAATTAACTATTAAACAAGTTTTCATTATTCTGCCACCTTTAATACTGCGAAGTGATTGTTCTCGTTGAGTTCATCAAGTGTTGACTGAATGCGTGGAGCAAGCAATTCTTTTAGCATGGCTTCAAGCATAGCGACCTGATCTATTGTAGGTAGTGCAAGAAGTTGCTGAGAGATTGGATGTGTTTCGTCTAATTCAGTTACGAATTGTAGAGAGTGATATATTTTTGTCATTATTTTATTTCCTATTCTTAGTTTGATTTTGCTAGTGTTAAACTGCCACGAAGTGTGCCAGTAATTCCAAGGGTGTCGCAAGCGACTTTTACGGATACGCCAACTGGTAGTTGTGTTGGGTAAGTGTTGATGAATTGTGCAACTGCACCTTTTGACGGAAGTGAAATTGTTTTAACTTCTCCGCTGAAAGTTTCTAGTTTGAGTTTGTACATATTAGTTTTCCTTTCTTACTGCTACGACTGCCCAAAAATCTTCGTGAAGAATTGTTCCGTTATAGGTAGGGCGAACACGAACACGATAAGCAGTATCGTTTTCTCCGTACCAAATTTCTGGAGCAATTTCTGCTTCCTGAATAATTCCGTCAATCTTGCGAGAAATTGAGCGATAGTATTTTCCCTCTAATAGGGCTGATGGTGTGTATATTTGTGCTGACATTGGTTGTCACCTTCTTTTCTTTTTTTTGTTATATAACTATTTTAGCAGATTGGACTGACAAAATCAAATCCAAAAACGGACATTTAGGACATTTGGAATGTGATCTTGGTCACTATGGGCTGACTTTCCAGTCAGTCCACATAGCAAGACGCTCAGGGTCAGTATCGTTATACCAACGCTCAATGTTATTTTCACATTCTTGGCAGAATGTAAATTGCTCATCTCCAATTTGTGAGATAGCAGATTTCATAGGCTTATGCTCTATGCATTTTATTTTTAATGAAGTCATTTTTAACTTCCTTTCTTTTTGTTTATACCTAGAATTATAGCATAGGGGTCTGACATTTGCTCATGTTATGTAAAGTTGATTATCACCATAAACTGGGATAAAACGGACATTCCGTAAATGTGAATTAGATCACACGTACGTAAATGACTGATCATGGGTCTATGCGCCTATGACTGGTCATTTGGGGCCCGACCCAAAAAAACGCAGCTTTTTATTTCTGCGAAATTTTGTTTTTATTTATTTGTAGTCTTTAAATATTTCTTCTAAAGTTTTTATTTGCTCATCATTAAGATGATCAAGGTTAATTGCTTTATCAAATCCGAAAATATCTTTTTCCATTTTATTTATTCTCCATTTCGTCAAAATCTTTTTTGAAAAGTTTATAGATTCTTTCTTTTTCTTTATCTGAAGTGTTAGCCCATAGATAACCTAGCAGATAGTGTGTTCCACTATCACGATCATTGTTACGAATTTGACGGCAGATAGAAAGTGTATCTTGTAGTTCAATGCTCATTACTTTACCCCCTTATAGAGAAAGTCCCATGCCTGACGGCAGATTAAAATAGATTTGCAATTATCGCAACAAGTAGCACCATTAGGATTAAAATTTACATCATATGGATCTACATAGAAAGTATTCTTTCCGCAGATAGATTTAAGTGTATAAATAGCATTCATTAGTTTATCTCCTTTACGGATACAAGGATGATTGTCCATCCTTCGCTTACCTTTTGATCAAGGTATTCATTTATAGATTGTTCATCTGAGAACAACCCACCTAAGTTAGAAGATGTATAACCGCTAAGGTTATGGAGACCCGTCCATGATAGAACGAATTGTTTAGTAGTAACTAGTGTAGTCATTTGAGACCACCTTTCTTTAGAGGATTTCTTTACCTCTTGTTTTTTGGTATGTAAGTATTATAGCAGAGGGGTCTGACATCTACTAGCCAGTAACTATGACAAAACGGACATTTTGAAATGTGATGTAGGTCATGTGGATAACTTGAGCGTGATTTAAGATGTGATCTACATCATGTGGATAACTTTTTGGGGCCCGAGGTATTTTGACTGGTCATGAGCGCATGCACCCAGAATGGTCATAGGCGCATATGCACAAGACTGGTCATGAGCTGGGGAGCCTAAGACCAGTCATGAGCGGGGGAACCTAAGACTGGTCATAAGCAGGTAAGCCCAAGACTGGTCATTTTTGCTCGGGCCAAAATGTGACGGAGATCACACAGAAAATGTCCAATTTGTCCGTGTCTAAACTTGACTTTTTGACATTTTTGTGCTATACTTACAGTATCAAAAAAATTAAATAACAAATCCTAGTGAGCCCTATCAAATAAGATAGGCAAATAACCTAGGTCAAGAAAAGCGATAGACACAAGGTCTATCACATTAAAAGAAAGGTGGTCATCAAATGACTACATTAACTACTACTAAACAATACGTTCTATCATGGAGCGGAGAATTTCCTAAAGGAAATTACTCATCTACTAACCTAGGTGGATTATTCCAGTCTGAGGAATCTATTAACGATTACCTTGATGAGAAAGTCTCTCATGGTTGGATAGTCCTAGAGACTTCCGTTAGGGAGATCTAAGAATGGGTAACATCATGGACGAATTAGGTTCTATATTCATCTGCATAGAGTGTGACACACTCGCCACCGCTATCCGTCAGGGTAACACAATTACAATTAACCAATGCTCATGCACTAACAAAGGAAATTAAATGAAAGTAACACTAACAACAATGTCTGGCAATACTAAGAACATCAACCTCATGACTAAGCAAGAGGTATACGATTTCATTGAGGTATTTCAATCAACGCTACACCCTAACCAACGTGTAAAAATTACATGCGATCTATTATGTATTGACGGATACATGCAGGGGGATACCTTTTAGACATGGCACTCCCCTACTGATCAAATACGGTAGGGGGTGGCTATGCCTCACCATTACAAAGATGGCACTGGTACTAGTTACAATGCAGGCACTCCCATGGTGTGCTCACTATTATTTTTTTATTTATTTTTTTATTATATGTATCATACACATCTAGAAAATATTCAGATTTTTGCTATTTTGGTTTTTACAAAAATTTTCAGATTTCGTGTATAATAGAAACATGGGTATATTAGAAAACTTTGAAAACTGGGTTGAGGTAAATGAACCAGCTTGGGCAAACCTCTCTACAAAGATTTTTTCAGAAACGGTATGTGAGAACTGCCAATGCAAAACAGAATCAACCCCTATGATAGAAACAGACAATATGGGTAGAGAAAAATTCTGGGAACAAGAAAGTTTAAACTTCTGACTTTAGATTCCACATGCGGATATCTGTAACACCCTTACGAATAGCTTCTGACTCATCTGCATCCTTTGCATCAACAGTTAATGTTGCTTTACTAAAATCTACATTTCCTAAGTGTTCATAAATGTTCATTCCAGTATTTGACACAAAGGCAGTTTCAACCGCATCTTTATTCACGGTATAGGTATACTTAGGCAATTATTTTAGCTTCTTTCATCTTGGCATATAGAGCTGCGACTATCAAACCCATGCCAGGTCTGCTTTGTTCAATTTGCTGATCAATCTGCTCTGGAGACATTCCAGACTGCTCAGAGAGCAAACGATTTGTCTCATTTATAGACTTCATCATAAATGCAATTGCTTCTTGTTCGTTCATTTTATCCTCTTTCATTTTGTTGTACATACTATATCACCACTTACCAATCGGACACGTTGCTTTTTCTAATTTTGTTTTAAGCTTCATAAAACACCCACACTTCCTGCAAGTTTGATTTCCTTTACGAAAGAACTCACAGCCTCTACAAATATTCAAACGGTATTCCTCAAGCTCTTCTGGACTTCTAGGAGATCCATTAAACAAATCACAAGGACGAACTTCATCGCTCATAGAATCTCCAATTTGGACGGTATATCAATGATATCACAAGAGACTGTTGTCCATAACTGATGAGACATAGTAGGACGTATAGTAGCAGACATACCTGGTATCTCCATTATATATTTATATCCAGTTCCATGCTTAGATTCTTTTCTAGACCAATGCTCAATTGAGTAATCAAGGTTTGAAGCTTCAAATACAAATAGGTAATAGGTTTTAGTCTCAATTTTGGACGGTATAGAAGACCAATCCTGTTCTGCTTTTGCTAAACACACATAATAATCAGCATGTGTAGAAGCAACACTCTCAACCATCTTCTCTAGTGTTTCATGTTTGCCCAAGCGGGAACCGCTAATAACTAGAGTTTGCTTCACAGGGTCATATCTTCCTGACTTGACGGATATACTCTCTCCCTGGTCTAAAGTCATGTCTATGCTGACGCTATGGCTTCTATCGGGCTTCCAGTCATTTGGCATACCGTTTTCATTTAGGGCATCAGAAACCAACTCTTCTAGAAATTCACTTGTGCAAGGAAGTCTATATACAGAGTGATGTATTTTTAATTTATCCAGTAAGCTGTCCAGTAGAATGTTTTTTATTTGTTCACGCATAGTAAATCCATTGTATCAGACATGCTTGGATGAGTCAATCCATATGTTGTCTAGGGATGGTTTGTATGTTCTCTATTTCGGCGACGAATTAAGTGCCCCGCCCGAACTTAAAAGATAAATTAAATAATGATATAATAGTTTTATTATGACTAATACTGATTGGGCACAATTCATTCTTACATTGCTTTCAATTGGAGCAATTGTAATTAGCTCAATTCGCTGGTATATAAAAATTCAAGTAAAGCCAATTGCAGAAGCGGTAGCAGACATTAGAGCAGAGACTAAAACTAATGGTGGCACCTCTATGCGTGATGAGATTAAGTACATTAAGCTTGAGCAAGAAAGATCTGCCAAAACAAGAGCAGCATATAATGACAAGCTAGATCACATGTATGAAATTCTTATAGCATATATTGCTAAAAACTCTAAGTAACCTAATTTTCCTATTTTCCTTTATATAAAATATATAAACTATCTTGTAAAAACCTAGTTTAGGCATACTTCTTTTCTTTATATATTTTAAGTATACACCACTCAATACCCTGGCTAATTACACATAACATAACAAAACGGACATTTAGTATTGTAACAATTTGATAACGATTTAAAAGTATAACGATAAGTTATAATTCTAGTATTTCCTGGATTATTTATAAACGAATGTTATAATTTGTATGGGTTGGTTCCTAGGCTTCTGCATACCCCACCCCAACAGGGCTTAGGGACCAATTCTTTTATTATGGTATAATCATTGATATGTGCTCACCTACAATAGAAAAATTTGGGGCAACCCCAGCTAATATTCAATGGACTGTTGTTCGTGGAGATTATGCTTCATTTACCGTTTCATTTCTTGAAAATGACGAAGTTGAAGAGTTTGATACTACTGGATGGAAATTTGCCGCCACCGCATATGACCCATCAGTAAATCTTTTAGATGCATTAACTGTTGAAGTTGATGGCTCAGTGGTTACAGTCAGTGCCCCAGGATCAGTCACAAAAGACTGGGGTACCAAATATACATCTGTAGTTGCAGAGCTGTCGTTTGACCTTCAAGCAAAAGTTCCAGACGGAGGTTCAACATTTACTTGGACTCCAGTAATAGGAACAATTTGTGTTCTTGGAGATGTGTCTCCAATAAATGCAGTAAGTATTGGCGAAGGTGGGGTATCTTAAATGATAATTAAAATTAAAGATACAAATGTACAGCTTCCACCAATCATAAAGGTAAACGGTACAATTTTTAAAGTAAAGAGATAGCAGATGGCTATATCAAAAAATATGGATGCTCCAAAAGCAAAATATGCAGATGCAATTCAGTCAACCAAAAACACAAATTCTCCAAATACTGAATACGTTGCTGTTCCAGGAGTTCAGGGCGAAAAGGGTGAAGTAGGACCAGCAGGACCTCCAGGACCACAGGGTGAAAAAGGGGAAAGGGGAATCCAAGGCAAAGAGGGAAGAGAAGGTCCAAGGGGTCCAAAAGGAGATCCTGGTAAAGGTGGAGGACAAGGATACGATAGCCCATCTGGACAATATCCTGGTTGGGCGTACTATGAAAACAAAAATAAAAAAGCAATTTTCCTTGGCCCAGATAGAGGCGATGATGGTTGGGTTAATATTTTCATGGACGATGATTTAGATAATAATATTTTAAAATTTCTTCCAGAAGGATCAGTATCTTTGTGGAACTCAGTTACTCAAAGAATTAACTTTAAGCAATTAAAAGTTGGGGCAAGAGTAGATATCAGATATGATATAGCATTAACTACAGATACAAATAGCACTGAGGCTTGGATAAGAACCTATATTCCAAAAGTAGAATCTCCAACGGGATATATTGGAATGTTAAAATATAAATATCCTTATGAGATGTCTGTTAACCAAACCTTATATGTAGACTTGTCAAAAATTAGATCAGAAGGTGCAATAATCCAAGCAAGAGCAGATAGCGAAAGCACCATACTTCTTAAGGGAATGTATATAGCAATTTCATAAAAAAAATACCCCCAAGGCAGATAGCCAAGGGGGTACCTTTATATATTAGTACGGAAACTTCTTCATCCAGTTTTTAGTTTTTGGAGTTATACCGTGCCAAGCAGACCAGTCTTTACCAGCATTGCTCATATGGTATGCAACCTGTGCATTAATAACGGGGTTTAGCAACTCACTATTAAAGTTTATGCCAAACTTATCTTTGCGACTTTCTTTAAGCATTCCCAGCATATTTATCTGAAAAATACCATAAGAGTTGTCGCCAGTTTTTTCATTTCCGTTAAAAGCCAAAGGTCTTCCGTTTGACTCTTTTTTAGCAACTGCCCAAGCTTTAACTAGCCCTTCTTTACGAAAGCCAACCCCATAGAGTAGCTCCTTAAGTTGCCTATCTGTAAGACTAACAGCATCTTGATATTTATGTAGAACATTTAAGTTCTTTTTTACCTTAGTAAGACTTTTAGGCTTAGAAACCAAAAAAACCGCTTTGGCGGTTGAAGGTTCAGAAACTAATGGCTTACTAAGATTATTCTCAGTACTTAAAGCATTGGCTGCATTTGTTAGTGGTGCAAGCAGCCCAATTGAAGCAAGGATTCCAATCCAAATCTTTTTATCTCTTCTCATCAAAATAACCTCCTAGAGACTAAAGATGCTACCTGCTGGTAGCACTAACTAAGTATAACATGGGATTGGCAGGAAAAGCAAACTTTATAACATTTTTTTATAAAAGTTAATAATTGCTATTTTCAAGTGGTATAATATAAAAATGGCAACCTATAGAAACCCAAATGAAACCCCCATTACTGGAGTAGTTGCTCCAGCAACATATAACATTGGTAATAAACCACCTCTTATCAACTGGACGGCTGTAATTGGAGATACAGTATCTTTTAGAATTTATGTAGAAGATGATTTAGGAAATCCTTTAGATTACGACACAACTGCCGCTGGAGATACATCTGGTTGGGTTATCTCAGGAGATTTTAGAAGGTACTCAGATAATGACGGAGACGACTTGTTATTTACAATTTATCCAGATCAAACCGTACTAGATGATGCTGGAGAGTTTACAGTAACTTTAACTGCAACGCAATCAAAACAATTGTTAACTGGAGATGTTTTTGATATTCAATTAAAAGATGGTGCTCGTGTTTGGACGGTATGCCAAGGCGAAATGATTATGCTTGGTGAAGTAACAGAACAGGCATAAAGTCTATGGCAACAACAGTAATTTCAGATATACAAACTAAAAAAACTATATCTGACATTAAACCAAGAATAACTGCAGGAAATATAACAAATGGAACATCTTTAGCCTCAAACATTGCTTTAGGGCTTGTAGTTTCAGCAGCAGCTCTATCTCCAATAATAACAATATCAGATCTTGCCCCAGAATCTAATTCTATTAGATTGGTAAGCTATGCAAAAATAGTTACACCAGCAGATATTCTTCCATTTAGACTAACCATAACTAATATTGGAATTGAGGGTGTTAGTCAAACTAATCCCCCAGGAATTGGCGTTCAGGTTATTGGTTTCTCTAACTATATACTCTAAAATGTATGATATAATTCAATCATGGCTAAATTATCAATCGCAAGCATCAAGTCTCTGTTTCAAACTGGAGACCGTCCAAGTCAAGCAGATTATGTAGATTTGATTGACAGCACATCTGCAAGATCAACAGATCTTGGTTCAGATGGTAACAATGAGTCTACAATCAATGGCATTGAGAACTCAACAATTTTTGATAACTTTTTAGCAAGTGAGTGGAGATCTGTAAAGTATCTGATCTCAATTAAAAAGACTTCTGGAGGCGCAAATAAGTATTGGGCCACAGAACTAACCATAGTCCCTGACGCTACAGATGTAAATGTCAGTGAGTATGGAACAGTAGACAATGATGGGAATATTGGCACCATCTCCGTGTCTAGAGCAGGGGATACAGTTTCACTAACTGTAATTCCTGTAGGTGGGCAAACACCAATAACCCTACGCTATTTGCGTATTGGGTTAAAGGCCTAACTAAGGAGATAAAATGGCAACAGTAACAAAAGATTTTAGAGTAAAAGCAGGACTGGTGGTTGAGGGATCAACCGCGACTGTTAATGGAAAGAATATTATCACAGCAGGTGTCGTTGACGCTAAAGGTGATTTGATTGTAGGTAGTGCAGATGATGCAGTAGCTCGTTTAGGTGTTGGCACAAATGGTCAAGTACTTACAGCAAACTCAGGTGCAACATACGGCGTAGAGTGGTCAGCACCAGCAGCAGTTGGAGTATTTGGTTCAAGCATTGAGTTTGAAGGCTCTACAGCAAATAACTTTGAAACAACTCTTGCAGTAACAGACCCAACAGCAGACCGTACAATCACACTTCCAGATGCAACTGGTACAGTAGCACTTACTTCAGACATTACTAGCGCAGCAAATGCACTTACAACAAGTGATATTGAAGAAGGCACAAACCTTTACTTTACAGATGAAAGAGCACAGGACGCTATTGGTAACAATGTCGGAACTGGTCTTTCATACAACGATACAACAGGTGCAGTTTCTGTAACAGCAAACACATATGATGCATATGGTTCAGCATCAACAGTTGCAGGCAATCTTACAACTCACGGCAACCTTACAGAAGCACACGGCGCAACGGGTGCAGTAGTTGGAACAACAAACACACAGACACTTACAAATAAGACACTTACAAGCCCAACACTTACAACACCAGCACTTGGTGTAGCAACTGCTACATCTGTTAATGGAACAACAATTCCATCATCAAAGACTCTTGTTGTAACAACAGATAAGCTAAACGTACTTGCATCAACATCTTCTTCAGAACTTGCTGGAATCATCTCTGATGAGACTGGTACTGGAGCACTTGTTTTTGCTAACACACCAACACTTGTAACACCAAACATTGGTGCTGCAACTGGTACATCTTTGGTTCTTTCAGGGGACCTAACAGTTAATGGTACAACAACTACAATTAACTCAACAGAAATTACAGTTGATGACAAGAACCTTACACTTGGTTCAGTAGCATCTCCAACAGATGCAGGCGCTGACGGTGGTGGTATTACACTTAAAGGTGCTACAGATAAGACTATTAACTGGGTAGATGCAACTGATGCATGGACCTCATCTGAACACTTCAACCTTGCTTCTGGCAAGGCGTTCTACCTAAACGGTACATTAGAAACAGCTGCAGCACAGACTCTTACAAACAAGACAATTGATGGTGCAAGCAATACGCTTACAGTACGAATTGGAAACGATGTTTCTGGTCTTGGAACTGGCGTAGCTACATTCCTTGCAACACCATCTTCTGCAAACCTTGCAGCAGCGCTCACTGATGAATCAGGATCTTCAACAGTAGCATTTACTACTAGCCCAACTTTTGTTACACCAACTCTTGGTGCAGCAGCAGCAACAAGCATTGCTCTACCAGATGCTCTTGTTGGTTCTGCTCTAGCAACTGCTGGAACTTCAGCAACAACAATTGATACATTCTCAGCATCAACATATACTGCTGCTAAGTATGTAATTCAAATGAAAAAGGGCACTGACATTGAAGTAATTGAAATGTTGGTAGCAATAGATGGATCAAACAATGTTTATGTAACAGAGTACGCTGATGTACAAAGCAACGGTGAACTAGGAACAACAAATGCTGTTTATTCAGCTGGAAATGTTCTTCTTCAAGTTACTGCAGCAGCAGCAGATACAGCTGTTAAGGTAAGCAAGACATATATTGAAGCATAATTAAGAAAAGAGGATAGAAGTGGCAACTGTAGATAAAGATTTTAGAGTAAAGCAAGGGTTAAACGTAGCCCTAGGCGGTACTTTTGGAGGAACTGTTACAGTTGCTACTCCTACCCAAAACACACATGCAGCAACAAAGCTTTATGTAGATACGGCAGTTGGAACCCCAACAATTGGAACAACACAACCAGCATCCCCAGTAAATGGAAATCTATGGTTTGATACATTAACAGAGCGTGTGCATGTTTATTATGATAATGCGTGGCTTGCCATTGCAACACTTGAAGATGCAGAAACTCTAACAAACCATATTCATGATACAGCTATTGATGGCACAGGATTAGTTGTAAGTACTTTCATTAGCGGTGGAGCATATAACGAGCCAGGGGTTCTTGTTAGTGCGGGGCTATATAATACAGCATCATTTGAAGCAACTTATGATGGCGGAACGGCTATAGATAATTTTAATTAATTATCTGATATAATATTAACATAACACTAGAGGAGTTATAAATGGCAACAAGAATGCAACAGCGCAGAGGTACTGCAGCACAATGGACATCTGCCGATCCAGTATTAAATGCTGGTGAAATGGGTTGGGAATCAGACACCAACAAGTTTAAGATAGGTGATGGAACAAACCACTGGGTTGACCTAGACTACTTTATTGACGCTAACTCAACAGCAAACCCATCTTTTGGTTCAAGCATTACATTTGAGGGTGCAACTGCAAATGACTTTGAGACTACTCTTGCTATAACAGATCCTACAGCGGATCGCACAATCACATTCCCTAATGCTACAGGAACAGTGGTTTTATCTGACGGTAGTGGAAATGTTACAGTATCAGGAGACTTAACAGTAAGCGGTACAACCACCACTATTAACAGTACAACAATTAATGCTACAACAGGAATGGTTTTTGAAGGTGCAACAGCAAATGCCTTTGAAACTACCCTCACAGTAACTGACCCAACAGCAGATAGAACTCTAACTCTTCCAGATGCAACAGGAACACTTGCCACCACAGCAGACATTTCTACCCATGACTCTGATACAACATCAGTACATGGTATTGCAGATACTTCACTTCTTGCAACAACAGCAAATATTTCTACACACAATTCCGATACAACAGATGTTCATGGTATTGCTGATACATCAGTTCTTGTTACTACATCAATTCTTTCATCAAATCTTTCATCAAAGGCAGACCTTGCTTCACCAACATTTTCAGGTACCGTAACTCTTCCAGCAGGAACTGTTACCTCTACAATGATTCTAGATGGAACAATTCTTGATGCAGATATCAATGCATCAGCTGCTATTGCTAAAACTAAGATTTCTGGAACAGCAGTTACAGTTGCCGATACTGGTACAGTAACAAGCACAATGCTTGCAGATGCAACAATCGTAAATGGTGACATATCTGCTTCAGCAGCGATTGCACAGTCTAAGATTTCAGGTCTTTCAGATAGCTTCACAGCTAAAGCAGATGTTGCTGGACCTACATTTACTGGTACAGTGACAATTCCTACACTTGCTGTAACAACAACAGCAACAGGTATTTCAAAATCAATGGTTGGGCTAGGAAATGTTGATAATACAGCAGATACAGCAAAGCCAGTATCAACTGCTCAGCAAACAGCACTTGACCTTAAGGCAAACCTTTCTGGAGCAACATTCACAGGAGCAGTTTCTGGAACTAGCTTGACTCTTTCTGGCGATCTCACAGTTAATGGAACTACTACAACATTAAATTCAACATCACTTTCTATAGATGATAAAAATATTGAACTAGGCTCAGTTGCTAGCCCATCAGATGTAACCGCAGATGGTGGAGGTATCACACTTAAGGGCGCAACAGATAAAACCTTTAACTGGGTAGATGCCACAGATTCTTGGACCTCTTCAGAGCACATCAACCTTGCTTCAGGAAAAGACCTAAAGGTAAATGGAACTGCAGTTATTAGCTCAACAGCTGGTGGATTTATCTTTACAGATGGAACACAGACACTTGAAGGAGTTCCATCAAGAACCACAATTATTCAAAAGACAGCCTCTTATACACTTTCAGCACTTACTGAAAGAGATGATTTAATTGAAGTTTCTAGCGCAAGCGGTACAACAATAACTATTCCATTAAACTCAGCAGTAGCCTTCCCAGTTGGAACATCAATTGATATTCTTCAAACTTCTACAGGACAAGTAACAATTGCGGGAGATGCTGGGGTAACGGTAAATGCAACACCAGGATTAAAACTAAGAACTCAATGGTCATCTGCGACTCTCTTTAAGAGAGCAACAAATACATGGGTTGTTTTTGGCGACTTGACAGCTTAAGAAAACATAGGGGAAAATAAAATGGCAGCAGGCAAAAAAATTGGAAAAAAGTCACAAGCTTCAAATGACTTTTTGGCACCATCTCAGGTAACTTCATTAACAGCTACAGATGTTGGTACAAGCAGACCATATTTAGCTACAGCTAATACAACATCTGCAGCATCAGCAGCAGGCACAGGAGGCTCTGTAAGCCTTGCCTGGACTCTTCCAGCGCTGTCTCCAGCTGCCACATCTTACACAATTACAACAACACCATCAACATATACTGTAACAACAGGAACTTCAACTCCTTCTTATACTTTTCAAGGACTTGCATCAAATACATCTTATACCTTTACAGTTAGTGGCACAAATGCTTCAGGTACTGGAACTGGAACAACATCCTCTTCTGTAACAGCAACAACGGTCCCCGCAACAATGTCTGCCCCTACCCCAACAGCTGGAGTTAATCAAAACTCAATTGCTTTTACAGCCCCAGCAACTGGTGGTAAGGCTATTACTGGTTTTACAGTTACTGGCAGTGATGCAACATCTGGGACAGGAGCATCGTCCCCTATTATCATTGCTGACACAGCAGGAACTTCACAGACTTATACAGTAAAAGCAACCAATGCTAATGGTTCTGGAATAGATTCTGCAGCATCTGCTTCAGTAACAACACTATCTCCGTTCTTCCCACCGTTCTTTCCGTTCTTTCCTCCTTTCTTCCCATTCTTCCCGTTCTTCCCATCATTTGGCCCATTCTTCCCATTCTTCCCAGGCTTTGGTCCATTCTTTCCATACTTCTGCCCGTCATGCCCTGGCGGTTGTGGATCAGGATTCTACTGTAATTGTGGTACTTGCGGCTTCTAGTAGTATGGTAAGATAGTAACTAGATTTAGAAAATGGGGTGGTAAAAATCAATACTTATGCTCTTGCTGTTAAAATAGATGATAATTTATTTGAAATTTTTCATTTAGTAGATACTGAAAAAAATTCAGAGATGGATATACGATATCAAGAAAGCACAAAAAAAGAAACAAAGGTAATACCTCTTAGACCTAATGAACAATTTAATTTAGGCGCTTCTTGGAATGAAAAAGGCTTTACTCTTAATAATGAAAAAGAGCCAATTTCTTTTGATACAAACGCTGACACATATGTATTTTTATCAGAAAATATTGTTTTTGGAATGTTTAGAATAATCCATCAACATCCATTTGTTGAAAAATATAGGGCAGCTATAGAAAGTGATGTAATTGTCATTAATATTTCTAATTATCTTGATGCTGACTTAGGTGATTTGTGGAATGGAAAAGAAGTTTATAGTGTAGAGGGGTTTAAAAAGTAGTATGTCAAAATGGAATGAATGGAAAAATAATTTAGGAGATGCAAGACCTTGGCATTTACTAGATCCAAACAGACAAATTAAAGATAAATCTATAGTTGAAAAAAGAATGGATTTATGTAATGGCTGTGAGTTTTTAACAAAAACAACAAAACAATGTGAAAAATGTGGTTGTTTTATGACAGCAAAAACAAGGCTTGCTAATGCAGAGTGTCCTATTGGAAAATGGGGCAAAGAAGATTAATCTATCATAAATAATTTGATATGATATAATCATTACATAAGAGTAGTTTTACATAATAGGGGGTAAATAGATTGTACACAGAAGAAGAAAATCCTTGGTTTACTAAAGATAGATCAGAATCATTATCAAATAGAGTACATAGAGTACTAGATAATAAAAATGTTTCTAACCCAGCACTTGGATTAAATATTTATGAAAATGCTATAAGTGCTGAAGATATAGAATTAGTTATTAATACCCTAGAAGGTAGCTTGTCCGATGGTTCAACTTATTCTTGGCAAGAAGCTAAGGTTACTAATTCTGAAAAACCCATCAAAGCAGCAAGAGATTGCTCTGACTTTAAGTATAATAGTAAAACTTTGGGACCTAAGAATGAAAGCAATGCTGGTCTAATTCATATCTATGAAAAAATGGAAGACCTAGTAAAAAAATGTGTCAATGATTATGCTATGTATTGGGGATTTAATGTTGTTTACTACGAGGTATTTAATTTTGTAAAATATCAGGGTGAGGGCCAAGAGTTTAAAATTCATGCAGATCATGGCCCACACTATAATACAACTGTATCTATTGTTGCTTATTTAAATGACGATTATGAAGGTGGAGAAATATATTTTCCAAGGTTAGACAACTTAACCTATAAGCCAAAAGCTGGAGACATTGCAGTTTTTCCATCAAACTATATTTATGAACATGCATCACTTCCATTAAAGTCTGGTACAAAGTATTGCATAGTTGTCATGTCAGATATTAATCTTCTAGGTCATCAAACATATAAATAAAATCTAATTTAAGGAGAAGGTATGAATACAGATCAAAATACAGAAGTTTCTTGGAGTAGTTGCGAAGAGATAGCTCCAGGAATTATAGTTTATCACGATGTTCTTAAAGAAGATTTAGATATTATCAATAGACTAGAGTCAATTTTAGGTAGAGAAAGAACCAACTATAGGTGGCAACCAGCATATGTTGGATACAAACAAAGAATGCCAGAGTATAGAGATTGTGTAGATTTTAAATTTAAAAAAACAGATATACAAGGTGATCTATCTCCAGACTCAATAAAACTTCAGGAAATTTGGCAAGACTGTTTTGATAGACAAAACCTAGCAGTACAAGACTATTCTAAAAAATTTAATATAAATAATTTAAGATATTGGGAAGCCTTTAATTTTATTAAGTATGAGGCAGGACATCACTTTATGGAGCACCATGATCATGGGTTTTCCTATAACTGCACATTGTCTTTAGTAGCATACTTAAACGATAATTTTGAAGGCGGAGAGCTTTTCTTTAGACTGCAAGGAATCAACTACATTCCAAAAGCTGGAGATGTTGTTTTATTCCCATCAAACTTTATGTATCCACATCAAGCAAAGGTTGTGCATTCTGGTATAAAATATTCTTTAGTTACTATGCTTGATTATAGTGATAAATATCATAAGCCAGAATTTTATCAAGAAACTGGATCTTAATGTCAATAATTACATGTTACAAAAAAGATCCAAATGGGCTGATTATAGCCCCAATGTCCATTAAAAGAGATTGGATGGATGAAACACCGCAAGGTCATGCCTATAGGTGTCATCCAGTAACGTCTGCCAATGTTCTTGGATGGTATATCTATTCTAAAAAAGATTTTAGATTTATCTGGAACGGAATAAATGATACAAGTGGAGACAATGTAAAAATTATAGAAGGTGAATATAATGCCTACACAGGTAGAGGTCAGTCAACAGTAAGCTTCAATACTGGGTTTATGTTAAGGACAGATCAAAGTATGAGTGTTCTTACAATAACACCACCAAACTATTTTAGTAATGACTTTGAGGTGGTTTCATCTTTAGTTTCAACTTCTTTTTTAAGAACAGACTTTCCCTTAGCAATTAAATGTAAAACTGCAAATAAAGAAATAACTATAAAAGCTGGAACTCCAATAGCAACAATAATTCCAATTTCTGTTACATCACTTAAGGATGAATCAGTTGAAATATTAAATTTTGAGCCCACTGAAGAATATAACAATGATGCTATAGCATATGGTTCTGCTGCTAGAAAAATAAATGAGTCTGGCCAGTGGACTGATTGGTATCGTAATGCAACAAATGAAAAAGGAGAATCTATTGGCTCTCACGAAGTTAAAAACTTAAAGTTAAGTGTAATTGATAATTCAAGATGAAAATAATAAATTTTATAAGCAATAGATATTGGCTAAAGAGCGATAGTGAGTCAAGACCGCAATCAATGACAAAGCTTATTCCAAACTGGTACAGACAGGCAGACAGATTTGCTAAAATGCCAAATGGGGAATATTGGGTTGGGCCAGATACTGGAAAAGTTCCTACATGGAAAGCATGCCCAGCATTATTGGATATAATGACAACGGGATACAGCCTTGTAACTCCATGCGATATAGAATTTTTTCTTAATGACTCTGGCAACATTGCTGCAAAAATACATGATCCACTTTACCAAGATTTTGTTACAAGAAGAGATCCTATGCCACAATTTGAGCACCCACATGGATATTATAAAAATCACTTTGCATGGTTTCCAGAGTGGGCTATAAAAGTTCCAAATGGCTACAGCGTACTCTATTCTTCACCATTTAATAGATACGATCTTCCATTCATAACTGTTTCTGGAATGATAGATAATGATAAGGTTAATCTTCCTGGATCAATGCCGTTTTTTATTAAAGAGGGTTGGGCTGGGACACTCCCAGCTGGAACACCATATGCTCAAATGATTCCATTTTTAAGAGAAAACTGGAAGTCTGAAACAATAATTCCAGCAATAGATCAAATTCTTATAAATAATGTTACAAATAGCAAAAAGTATCGCATTCCAAATGGCGGTATTTATAAAAATAAAGTTTGGACTAAAAGATCCTATGAATAAGAAGAAATGATATAATAAAGATATGATAGAACAAATTCAAAATAAAAACATGGTTAAATATGAATCAATAACGCCATCAGGGTTTTTTGGGCTATCCCCAGACAATATTCAATCTAGAGAAAATTTTATGACTGAAGAAGAAAGAACTTTTTTATTAGATGCAGCAGAGTCTATTACTGAATGGGACAAAACAGAGACGCACTATAATGATGATGGAGTCATTATCTATGATTCTACATACTGGGATAATCGTGTTGCTTCAAGACCTATACTAGATGCTATTAATCCAAAAATATCTAATGTTATTGAAAAACTTGTAGCAAGATTAAAGGTTGAAGTTGATAATCACTTTAATGTAGATGCTATGCCAACAAGTCCAGCTATTGTTAGATGGATGCCAGGATATAGGCAGGAGCCACACGCAGACAAGCAGTTACAGAATGGTGAACCAAATGATTTCCCATGGTATGATCTGGCTGGTTTATTTTATTTAAATGATAACTATGAAGGTGGTGAGCTTTATTTTTTGCATCATAATATTGAGTTTAAGCCAAAGCCAGGAGCAGCTTATTTTTTCCCAGGGGATATAGGTTATAGCCATGGGGTAAAAGAAATTACTAGTGGCATCAGATATGTAATACCATTTTTTTGGACAATACAAAAGCATACAGGAAAGATAAAGCCATGACAGTTGATTTTATAGAGATATATCCAAAAATACTTGTATACCCAAACTCTTTTGAAAATCCACGTTTTTGGATAGATGATTTTCTAAAGCAAGATGAAAGCAAATTGGGTGATTGGGGTATGTATGGAAGAATATACAATACTTCAAATTTTTTTCCAACACATAATAATTTCCCTAACTATGATGAGTTTATAAAAAATTACATACACAATAGCCAGTATCCTGAGTTTGCAGAAGAATATGGAAAAATCTTTTATAAGAATACAGAGCATTGGTTAAGCATGTATCCAATGGAGTTAGAAAATTGGATTGGTTCACCACCATCAATTGGTGAGTATGTAGTTGATAAAGATAAAGGGCATAGTAAAACATTTTCAATGGCATATCATTCTGATGAAACAAAAGGAGAAGACTCTTGGCCAGGTCATAAGTTTGAGATAACTTCTACGTTATACTTAAATGATGATTATGAACAAGGAGAAATTTGTTTTTTAATTAAAGAAGAAGATGGATCAGATGCAAGATTTTCTTATAAGCCAAAATCGGGAGATATGATGATTTTTCCATCACGATCTCCATATTTTCATGCAGTAAAAAGAGCTTTTAATGTAAATAGATATATAGTAAGATCTTTTTGGAAGTCACAATACGCAGGCGATCAATCTTGGCACGATGGGGCTAAAGAGTATGGTTTAGAAAAATGGAATGAAATGAAACAAATTGAAATCCATGAATATAGACAAAAGAATATTCCAAATCCAGAAAACTATGCTGATACCTATAACAGAGATAATGAAAAACTTGGCTTAAATCTAGACGGAACAATTAAGCATTAGGAATAAAATGAACCTGAATAATAAAAAAAGACTAACAAAAGATATTGTGATTTATGAAAACTTTATTGATGATGACACTTGTAAAAAAATGATAAAAGCATTAGATGATCAAGAAAATAAAGGAAAGATGTCTTGGATGCCAATATCATTTTATGAGTCTTATTCTTCTGTTCTGCCACAAGACAATGATCAAGAAGTAATTGATGCAGGTCTTGAGCCAACAATATTTTCAGATATTGAGAAGGTAATGTATGAAGCAATTGCTTCAGTGCACGACTTAGATCCAAATACAATATGTAAAATTGGCTACCATACTCAAAAATGGGAGCCTGGAGCATATGCAAGAATTCATTCTGATAATACTGATGAGCATGGGAATTCAGGAGCATTTACAAGAAGCAGGTATGCAGGTTTTCTATATTTAAATGATGAATTTGAAGGTGGACTTCTTAGGTTTCCAGACCAGAACATAGAGATTAAACCACAGGTTGGGATGCTTGCTGTTTTTGACGGGGGATTCAATAATATGCATGAAGTGACAATGATTAACAATGGTGTAAGATATACCATTGGTTCTTTTTGGGATGACCGTGAAGAGGATGCATACCCACAAGAACTAAGAGATACTTGGGCTGTAGAAATGAAAGAAACTAGAGCTAAGCAAGCAAGTGAAAAAGCACAATGGCAAGAACTTCTTAAAGAAGGCTATAAAATAGATACTGATGGAAATAAATACAAGGTGGGAGATCTATAAATGGATGTTTTTTTAAAAAAAGAGTTTGATGACGCTGGATACCAGACTGAGGTTTTACATGAGCAAATTCTTGCTGTAAAAGATTTTTTAAAAGAAGAAGAGATAGAAACTTTATTAGAAATAATTTCAACAACCCCTAATGAAGAGTGGTCTATAGAATACACAAAAAATCTTGCTAGATTTTGTATGGAAAAGTTTGGAAGAGATGACGTAGACAACCTAGTTGCTGAAGGTAAATTTGAAATAACTCATGGATGGCACGATAAAAATTTAAGCATAACTAATTATCAAATAAGCAAAACACTTCAAGCTAGGGTCGGAAAATTAATTAAATTATCAGATCCTTCATTAGAACTTACTGGATTTGGAACACTTCAAAGAATGCAGCCAGGAGTTCAATTAATATCACATACTGATCAGCATACAGATCCAGCAATTAAGTATGCAACGATATTGTATATTAATGATGACTATAAAGATGGAACATTGTTTTTTGAAAATAAAGAAAACTCAGACTTAAAGCCAGCTCCAGGAACCTTACTTATCTTTCCAGGTAATGCAGAGTATGAGCATGGAGTTAGACACGTTGGAGAAGGACCTATAAGATATGTCACTGTAGGCTTTGTAAGAGTGGTAGGTTTTTATGAAAACAATAAATACTAAGGACTTAAAATGAAAAAAGAAATATTACACGAAAAAGTTTACTACTACGAAGATGGTGTTAAAAACTTTGATCAGCTTATGAAGTCTATTGAAAAGGTTAATGAATTAAACAATAATGAGCCCTGGGAAAACTGGACAGCTTCTAATGACAAGAACTTTATTTATGGAGAAACTAAATCATTTGACAAGCAGCAAATTGAGCAGTTAGAAGAGCCTCATCGCTCTGAAATGTTGTTTATATTTAAAACCATTATGGAATCTTTCTATGATGTTTCTAAAGACTTTGCTACCTCTATTGGAGATAATGACGAGCCAAGACTATTTCCAGTTTTTAATATTAAAAAGTATAAATCTGGAATTGGAATGGGTGCACACTTTGATCAACTAGACGGAGATCAAACTTTAAGATACTCTTTGGTTATGTACCTAAACGATGACTTTGATGGTGGAGAAATATCATTCAAGCTTTCTGAATATAAAAACCTTGGTGAGTTTCCATCTCCAAACCTTGACTATGATATTGCTGTAGCAAATAATGAAATTGATTTTGGCTTAAAGCCTAAAGCAGGAAGCATTATCATATTCCCATCTATGGCACCATATCATCACACTGCCCATATTGTAAAAACGGGATTTAAATATATGGTTCCGAGCCACTGGATTCATAATAATATGCCACTACAACAAGGCATGTAATATTAATGAAAACAGCAATAGTTACTGGGGCTAGTAAAGGTGTTGGGCTAGCAACAGTCAAGCATCTATCTCAAAATGGGTATAAGGTAATTGCTGTTTCAAGAGATCTGTCCAAGGTTTCTGAGCTTGTATCCGATAATTTTGAGACGTACAGCCTAGACATAACAGACTCTAACGCAATAGAAGGTTTTTTTGAAAAATATAAAGATATTACCTTAGACCTTCTAGTCAATAATGCGGGTGGTGGATCTGGACCAACTCACATCATAAATGAAACCCCAGAAAACTTTAGAAAGGCTTATGACATAAATGTCACTGGCCCTATGTATTTGTCTCAGCTATTTGTTCCTTGTATGGAAAGATCAGAGTCTCCAACTATTATTTTTATAACTTCCTTTGGTGGAAAAGTACCATATCGTGGAGGTGGAAATTATACAAATGCTAAAAGAGGGCAGAGGGGTTTGATAGAAACAATGAGGCTAGAGTTCCCTCAATTTGGCATTAAGATTACAGAAATCTGTCCAGCAACTATTGACACTCAAAAAGAAAAAAAAGAAAATGCTTTAGCTGCAGAAGATTTAGCAGAGGCAATATATTGGGTTGGCTCTTTGCCAAACCACGTCAATATAAATCAAATAGAAATGTGCCACATAAATAGTAGTAAGTTTTAGTTTGTACATATTATACAACAACTTTTAATTATACAAAGTACTAACTCTAAACTAAAGATTTATACACTCTTATTGAGCGTGTTTTTCTTTTTAAACCTATGATATACTTAACACTACTTCAGAAATCTTGAAGTACTCACTTAATTTTACTTTGAAAGGTATATAATAAATGTCAGAAAGCGTATTCTCATTCCGTCTATCAGAGGACTTTGTAAATAAGTACTCTACTATCCCAGCACCGTTTGGATTCTCAGATGCTGGGTCTAATTCATTAGGAGAGATTACGTTTATTCGTACTTATTCTCGTGTTAAAGAAGATGGAACAAAGGAACGCTGGCATGAAGTATGTCGTCGTGTAATTGAGGGTATGTATTCAGTTCAAAAGAATCATGCAAAAGATAACCGTCTACCATGGAATGATAACAAGGCTCAGAAGTCTGCACAAGAAGCATTCCAGAGAATGTTTGAATTAAAGTGGACTCCCCCAGGTCGTGGCCTTTGGGCATTTGGAACTCCTATGACTATGGAGAAGCGTAACTCAGCGTCCCTTCAAAATTGTGCAATGGTTTCAACTCGTGACATTGATCGTAATGATCCAGGAGCTCTTTTTGCTTGGGTAATGGATGCTCTAATGCTTGGTATTGGAGTTGGGTTTGATACCCTTGGACAAGACAAGCAAATGTCTATTTATGCTCCCACTGAGCCAGCCTCAATTTATGAAATTCCAGACACTCGTGAAGGATGGGTTGAATCAGTTAGATTACTTATTAATTCATTTCTTCGTGCAAACCAGTCTATTCAAGAGTTTACCTATGACCTTATCCGTCCCCTAGGAGTTCCCATTAAAGGCTTTGGAGGCGTTGCTAGCGGTCCAGAACCACTTCTTGATCTCCATACACGCATTCGCAATGTAATCGGCTCTAGAGCAGGTGAAGCTCTTGATAGCCGTGCTATTGTAGATATTGTAAATCTTATTGGTACCTGTGTTGTTTCTGGAAACGTTCGTCGTTCTGCTACCCTTGCACTTGGCACAGCAGAAGATGATGGCTTTATTAATCTTAAAAACCCAGAAGTATTTCCTGAAAGAAATTCATATGATCCAGAAAAACCAGGATGGGCATGGATGTCAAATAATTCAATCTCAGCTGAGGTTGGAACAAAGTAAGAAGATTATGTAGATTTAATTGCAGATAATGGAGAACCAGGTTTTATCTGGTTGGATGTTGCTCGCAGTTATGGCCGTCTTGCCGATGCTCCAGACTATAAGGATGCTCGCATTATGGGCTTCAATCCTTGTGCGGAGCAGCCATTGGAGTCATACGAACTTTGTACACTTGTAGAAGTGCACTTAAATCGTCATGAGTCCAAGGAGGACTTCCTGCGTACCCTTAAGTTTGCATACCTTTATGGAAAGACTGTAACACTTGTTCCGACACACTGGCCACAAACAAACGGAATCATGCAACGTAATCGCCGTATTGGAACATCTTTGACAGGTATTGCTTCATTTGCTGATGAGAATGGACTACCAACAACTCGTGAGTGGATGGATGAAGGATATAATAAGATTCGTCATTATGATCACAAGTATTCAGAATGGCTATGTGTTCGTGAATCAGTTCGTGTAACAACTGTTAAGCCATCAGGATCTGTGTCACTTCTTTCTGGTGCTACCCCTGGAGTTCACTGGGGACCTGGCGGAGAGTTCTATCTTCGTGCTATTCGCTTTGGAAACACTGATCCAATGCTTCATTTGTTTAAAGCAGCGGGATATAAAATTGAAGCAGATCTAGTATCAGCAAATACACAGGTAGTTTATTTCCCAGTTGCATCTGGACATAGACGTGCTGAGAAGCAGGTAAGCTTATTTGAAAAGATTGGTTTGGCAGCAACTGCTCAGAAGTACTGGTCAGATAATGGTGTTTCTGTAACACTTTCATTTGATAAGGAAACTGAAAAGCAGTTTGTTGCTCCAGCACTTAATATGTATGAGGGCCAGCTTAAGGCAGTCTCGTTCCTTCCAATGGGAAATAAGACATATCCTCAGCAACCATACAGCGAGATCACAAGAGAAGAATATAACGCATATGTTGGCAAGATTGGCAAGATTGACTGGTCTGCTATTTATGATGGTGTAGAAAATCTTGAGGCTGAAGGCGAAAGCTACTGCTCAACAGACGCTTGTGAGATTAAGCTGTATTAATGGTTAAGGGTAGTTCACTTTAACATCATTATGGTATACTTATGGTTATGAGTACAACAAACAATCCATTAATTAATCAAAAGACTGGCTTGCCTATTGTAGGTAATGTTAGAAAAAAGGTCATTGAAAAGAACTATGACTGGGGCCTATATGTGTACAAGAAGTCCACTGGAAAATGGTTTACAGACGGCGACGGTAATGTTTTAAACATTGAATCAATGCGTGGTGATATTGCCAAGATTACAGAACTAAAGAGTGCAGCAAGACACTATGGAGATCCTGGAGATGGTGACGCAGTATTTGTTCCAGGACTAACCAGGATTACTGAAGAAGAACACTCAGAGCAACTTGATCGTATGGTTAATGGTTTGATTCCATCAAGAAATGATTTAGGTGCATGGCATGCAGCACAACAGACTCTTAAGACTCACGGGAAAGAAGCATTTGATGAGTAATGACCAAGACTATACATATATTTCTGCCAGCTTAAATACACAAGAAGAAAAAGATAATCCATTTAAAGAACAAGATCCATTCAATAAGTCTTGGGACATTCTAAAAGATTATTCTGGACTAGATCAAAACTTTCGTAGAAGAACTGCAAGAAATATTGGCAAAGCCCTAGACATAAATAATCCAGCATATCTTGACTCAGCAAATGCAACTCCTGCAGGTGTAGATGCGGGATCAAAATCTATAAATCCTGGTACTGTATATCGCAATGGCTATGGAATCTATGATGTAATTACTCCACCTTGGAATTTATATGAACTTGCAAGTTTCTATGACACATCATTTGCTAACCACGCAGCCATTGATGCTAAGGTAGCTAATATTGTTGGACTTGGTTATTCATTTGAAGTAACAGATCGTACAATGCTAAGTCTTGAAAATAAAGATGACGAGTTAGCAGTTGGTCGTGCTCGTAAGCGTATTGAAAGAATGAAGCTTGAAATGCGTGATTGGCTAGAAAATCTTAATGACGATGATTCTTTTACTAAGACAATGGAAAAGGTTTACACAGATGTTGAGTCTACTGGAAATGGATATATTGAAGTAGGTCGCACTGTTAACGGAGATATTGGATATATTGGCCACATCCCTTCAACTACTGTTCGCGTTCGTCGTTTACGTGATGGATACATGCAAATTATTGGACACAAGATTGTTTACTTTAGAAACTTTGGTGCAAGGAATGTTAACCCAGTAACAGATGATCCACGTCCAAATGAAATTATTCATATTAAAGAATATTCTCCATTAAATACATACTATGGAATACCTGACATTATTGCAGCACTACCCTCATTAATTGGCGATCAACTTGCATCACAATACAATATTGATTATTTTGAGAACAAGGCTGTTCCACGATATGTCGTAACACTCAAGGGCGCAAAACTATCTGGAGAGGCAGAAGATAAGATGTTCCGCTTCTTACAGACAGGTCTAAAGGCTCAGTCACATAGAACTCTTTACATACCGCTTCCTGGGGATACAGATCAAAATAAAGTTGAGTTTGATATGAAGCCAATTGAGAATGGTATTCAGGATGGATCGTTTAAAGAGTACCGCAAGCAAAATCGTGATGATATTCTTGTTGCACATCAGGTTCCAATTTCAAAACTTGGCGGTACTGATTCAGCAGCAATCGCAGCTTCAATTGCACAGGATAGAACATTTAAAGAGCAGGTATCTCGTCCAGCCCAAGGACACTTGAATAAAGTCATTAGCAAAATCATCAAGGAAAAAACAGATATTCTTGAACTTAAGTTTAATGAGCTAACCTTAACTGATGAAATTACTCAGTCACAGATTCTTGAAAGATATGTAAAGACTCAGGTAATGATGCCAAATGAGGCTCGTGAAGCTATTGGTCTTCCTCAACATCCAGACGGAGATGCTCCTTTTGTTATGTCTCCAAGACAGGCAACAGATGCTGCAGCCAACCTTGCTGGTAACAGATCAAGAGATTCAGAAAGAACAAACAGCCAATCCGATGGTCCTGCAACCACAAGTGGTCGCAATGCACAGGGTGAAGGTAGATCGTCTCAATAGTTAAGAAAAGTTATAAAAGGTTTGGTATAATAGAAACGCTATGAATATAAATAAAGCACACTGGACCACTGATGGCGACAAAGTTCGCTTATCCATGCCTCTTACAAAAGTTGATGAAGGCCGTCGTATTGTCTCTGGTTTTGCATCTCTAGACAATCTAGACAAGCAAGATGATATTGTAACAACAGAAGCATCTATGGATGCCTTTGCAAAATTCCGTGGGAACATTAGAGAAATGCATCAGCCATCAGCAGTAGGCAAGATGGTTTCATTTAAAGAAGAAAAGTATTTTGATCCAGAGTCAAAGAAGTTTTATAAAGGTGTTTTTGTTTCAGCATATATTTCTAAGGGTGCACAGGATGCATGGGAAAAAGTTCTAGACGGAACCTATACTGGTTTTTCAATTGGTGGAAGAATGAACAAGTGGGATGATGCTTATGATGAAAAATCAGATAAGACAATTAGGGTTATTAAAGAATACGATTTGATAGAGTTGAGTCTTGTTGATTCCCCTGCAAATCAGTTTGCAAATATTATGTCAGTTGAAAAAGTTGACGGTGTAGACACACTAACTGGTTCATCAGCAAACACTGTTGTTGAAAATGTATTTTGGGATAAAGAGTCTGGCATTGTTACAGTCTCTCAAAATGAAACAGAGCTTAGCCCAGTCTCTGGAGAAGAAATGAAAAATATTGGATTTGTTGAAAAAAATGATTCAGAAAAAACCACAATGATAAAGTTCTTAGTTGATAGTGCAAAAGGCATTAGAACAATTAAGATAGCAAAGGAGGATAATCCTATGACAGAAAACGCAGATGTAGTTGCAGAAGCAACTCCAGAAGTTGAAAAAGTTGAGGTTGCTCCAGAGGCTCCAGCAGAGATTGTAGCAGAAACACCAGAGGTTGCAGCAGAGGCTGTAACTGAAAAGTCAGATGTTGCAGTTGAAGAGGTTAGTGCTCCTTCTATTGAAGAAGTAACAGAGAAGGCTGATGAAGCAATTGTTGAGGTTGCGTCAGCAACAGCAGAAGTTGCAAAAGCAGTTTCTGATATTCAGAGCTCTGTAACTAATGCCTTGAGCGATCTAGCAGCAACAGTAAAGACTATGCAGTCTAATGTTGATGCAATCACAAAATCTCTTGAATCCGTAACCGCTGAGGTTAAGGAAGTTAAGGGAAGCTTTAATGAGTTTGGAAAGACAGTTGATGCCGTAGTTGCAGATACAGCTTTCCGCAAGTCTGGCGATCTCGGCGAGATTGTGCAGGAATCACCAAAAGTGATTCAGAAATCCCTATGGGGCGGACGTTTCCTCAAAAATTCCGACCTATTTAACTAAAACAAAATCACTAGGAGGTGAACAATATGTCAGAACAAAATAACACAGATATCCAAAAGT